AAAAAATGTTACTAAGAAGTCCATCATATGTGGTTAACTCTTTTCACATTACATTGTGTGAACGTCCACTTACGCTTTTGAACACACACCAAACAAATAACAATCAATAAAGATATACAAAATGAAATATCAAAAAAATAAAATAAAACATATCACATATCATATCATGCTATTTGCCACTTAAAAGCTGAGCTATTACTGCTTTCTTTAAGCGAGGTGGAATCTTTGGAGGACCACCACCTTTTGGTTTAGCATTATAAGCAGCTAAATTAAATTTAGGAGCTTTAGGAGCTGCTGAAGAAACTACAACCGTCTTAGCCTGTTTAGGTTTGTTTTTTGGCTTAACATTAACTGCACCACCAGTAACAATCAAACCTTGACCTTTCTTATCCCGTTTAGAAGTTAAGAAATTATCAACAACGCCCACAAGTGCGCCAACTTTTGGGTTAGCTTTACCAAGAGGTCGAAGAATAGGCATAACCACATCTTTAATACGACCAGCACACTCCATTAACCAATCACCAAGTCCATTTTCACGAACCATAACACCAGGTGGTAAATCCTGGGTAATATGAGAATACAGCTGTAAAGCTACAGGATCATATTTAGGTGATGGTTCAACAAGTACTATTAATTGAGCATCTCTCTCAGATGGAAACCTTTCAATATCAATTATTAATTCCAGATCTAATGTAGTCACAGAAGAAAGACCTGTAAAATAAGCACCAGAGGTGTTAAATTTAGTCCAAAAATTATCAGCATAAAAATTAACACCATTTCTTGTAGAAGCTCTATCTGGCACATAGTACCTATTTGTTGCTGTATCAGAATACATAATGGGAGAAACAAACAACTCATTCTGTATAGGAATACTATTAGAATTTAGAGTCAAAGGTATATAAACACCTTCCTTTGCCTCCCATTTTCTTGAACCACCTAATATCATTGCAGCTGCAACATTAGTAGGAGGACAAGGTAATAACAAAGCATCAGTATAACCAAGATTAGGATCAGATGCAGTACCTAAAAAAACATTGGTAGCTGTTTCATAATCAGGTATAGGCTGTCTATAAACTATAACTGAACCTTGTAAATTCAAAACAGCAGTAGTATTCCTAACTTCAAAACCAATTGAAGTAGCTCGACAAGAACCTTGATAATAAGATGAGTCAAGTTGGAAAGATTTCATAAAATACCCACCAGAATTGGTTGAACAAGTGGCATAATCTAAATTGGAACCAGAAGGTCCTGCAAAATAACTAAGACCACCAATAGGCTGTCCAGCTACATTAGCATTCTCAAATAGATTTTGAGTAGGAGGAGGACCAGTTTGCTGCTTCATCAAAAGTGCATTGATCCAAGGTAACATAACTATGTTACAATCCCAATTATTAGTGCCTGTGCCTGCAGGAGCACTAATAGTGTAAGACAATTTAATTCGCTGATTAACTGCTGGATTAGAGCAGGTATCAGGATAACCCTCAAGCTTAGTATTAAGATCAGCAAAAGGATCTATTGTTTTTTTAAGCCATGTTAAGCCGGCCGGGGTACAACCAGCCGCCAAAGCATGAGCATTAATGATGCTGTCGGCCCTAGTAGCAAGAGCCATAGTGTAGCAATATAATAAGTTTCACAAGAAATATAAAACGGATATAATATAGCAAACACTGAAAGAAGAAAAATAGTGAAGAAATTTACAAATAAAAGTAAATGCGGTATCTTTAGAGATCTAAAAATTGAACTAAATCATAAGAAAAATGTTTAAAAGCGATGTCGCTTACACTAGTAGCGCTTTCATGCCCTATATAAAGGGAACTCAACTGATCATCGTTCATATAAACCGCAGCTATGTCTTTCCAAAGCAACTTTAAATTATCACGATTTCCAGGTATAACCACTTCACCTAACAACTCATCTTGATATTCATGTAACAAGGTTTCAATTACAGAATTAATCAATTTCCTACACTCCAAATTAGCCCAACTTTCAATCCTAAGGGCAAAAGCACGAAGCAAAACCCAACGGACATCAGAAGAGCCACTCTTATAAAAGAGACTAGCAAAAATTTTACTAGTTTCAGGTGCAGGTAGATACATATTAACTTCAGGGAGCTTAACAAAATTGTGCGAGAAAAAACTCATACAATCAATGGTTTTATAAATCATATATTCAAATTTGATAACAAAACCAATAGTCAAAGCAGCCTTAGCCATTAAATCAGGATTAAACCAATCATGGATTTCCTGAGATACACCATTATTACAGTCATCACCACCAATTAAGGTTGAAACAACAGAATTAAAGTAATTATAAGATAAAGAATTATCCATAACTGAGACTAAATCATCATTTACGACAGAGCGCTTAGGTGATAAGTAATCAATCTCATCATAAAACTGAACAGCACTATGATACTCTTTCACGGTTTGCTGATTCTTTTGAAACCAACAATAGGCAAAAATATAAGTTAAAAGACGATATGTACCTATAGTATTATCAACAAGTGTATTACCACGTCCAGAAGAAGTACCTTCAAACTTCATAAGAACAGTGCCATCAGGCATCTGAACAAATGAAATGAAATCTGAAAGGTAAAAATTAATATACTTAACCCATAAATCAGGTGTTTTATATTCTTCAGACATACAATCCCATCGAAACAAAATTGTGTGCAATTGGAAAATAATCATTTGAGAAGCATCATTTGATGAAACATCAAAACCAATTTGATTAACAAAAATAGTTAATTTGGCAGCAAAAGCCTGATAACCTCCAAAATATTTAGATCTACCAATACCAGAGGCAGTAACACAATTAGAAGAGTAAAACTTATTATTAAAATCAAGACTAAAGTGGTTTGAAACCACAGTTCTTTCAAAAGGATCAGCTATAAAAAGCCTAACTTTAGGAGGATCATGATCAAGCTTTTCAGCCGATCTAACTTCCATTTTATCAGAACCACGCAAAACTGGATGAACCATAGTTTGAGCGTCATTTAGTCGTAAATAATAATCATTAACAATCTTTAAAGCATATGGAGATGCTTTAAATTTACCTTTATCTTGAAAAATATCCCAACAAGTACCATTACTTGAAGAGCTTTTCAATTGGTCAAAACAAAATTCAAATGTTGCTGTTTTAGAATTACAGCAACGGAAAAAGAATTCAGAATAAACACAATCATTTGCAAAAGCCCAAGAGGGTTTATGAAACAGAGAAGATTGATTACCATACTTACAAATCCCATAATATGATGAACGTAAAGAAGGAATCGTATAACGCGAACCTTTAGTATCAATATTATATTTTTCGTTCCATTTTGATAAACAAGGTGGAAAAATAGGTGTTTTACTGTACTTCTGAAAACGTCCAGACATGTGAGCCACTAAGGGAAGTAAACTCTCATGCTGAACGAATTCTTTATACTCAGGTACGCTCCTAGGCGGGTGTAGTTGTATATCAGGACTATTAATACCATCACTACGAAAAACACTACGCCAACCATTATACCAGGCAACAGTACGCTCTAACGCGGACCATCGGCTTTCGGAGCTAATGAGTTTAAATGACTTTGTGACTGAAATTTCACATCATCATTATCTTTTTTTAAGATAGACCTAACAAGTTCTGTATTAGCAAATGTAACACTAGCTTGAGACTCAGGTACATAAACTACCCTTGCCTTTTGAGTGCGGTTATCAAAAAATTCATCATGATGAGTATTCTTATAAGCGTCACGCTCATAGGTGCTTCTAAAATAAAATTGAGATTCATTAGGCATTTGTAAAGCATATTTAAAAACTCGAAATAACGGGTTATCTTCAAACTGCTTAAGAAATGCTTTAGAAATTTTAAAATACTGAATCTCACCATCAGTACCTTCATACAATAAGGATTTTTTAAACGTAGGTTGATTACTACGTTCAGGCTTGCGCCCAGATTTTGGTGTATTTGGTTGTTTCTCATTATTTTCCCAATGGGTCTTCTTGAGAGGTGCGGGTTTCTTTTTCTTAATAGGCTCACGAAGAGCCTCAATAATATTCTGAGTGACAGGAATAAAAACATTATCCTTATCACCACCTGCTACATGCCAACCAACTAAAGTACTACCTTTAGTATAAACACCACCAGTACAAAAACCATAATCAGATGAACAAGTATACCTAAATTGATCACCTAGTTTGGTTATAACTCCATGAGAATGAATAAAAGAATCTTGCTCACCAGAAGAAAAACAAGCTAAAGAAGCTTTATCACCTTCGCAAGGTAGAGCTAAATCTATAGTCATC